CAGAAACTGCAGTGCTTCGCATGGCTAATGATCAATATCGGAGAATTATTTATAATGCTCAGGTATATGCCAATACCGGTGCAGGAACCTATGAAAAAGCTGTGGATATGGCAACTAAGGATTTTCTCAAAGCAGGTCTAAACTGTGTGGAATATGCCAATGGTGCCAGACATACCCTTGCAGATTACGCAGACATGGCAATCCGGACAGCAACGAAAAGAGCTTACCTGCAGGGAGAAGGAGAGAAACGGAAGGAATGGAAGATCTACACAGTGATCATGAATAAACGTGGAAATCCCTGCCCTTTATGCCTTCCCTTTGTAGGAAAGGTTCTTATTGATGATGTTTGGAGTGGAGGCCCGAAAGACGGAATATCTCCGGTAACAGGAGTTAAATACCCTCTGATGAGCAAAGCCATAGCAACGGGGTTATACCATCCAAGATGCCGAGATAGCCACGCTACATACTTTGAAGGAATCAGTACCCCACCTGATGGGAAATACACAAGAGAAGAACTAAATGATCTTGCGGAGAAAAACCTTCAGCAGGAACGGCAGCAATATGCTGAGCGACAGGCAAAACGATATAGCCGCCTGGCTGATTATTCACTGAATCCGGAAAATCAGAAAAGGTATGCCACAAAGCGGGATGAATGGAAACAAGCAACGGAAAAACCTATTGTAAAAACGCTTGACTCTGATATAATAAAATTACCGAGATACGAAGACAGTGTAATTCCTAAAGCAAAGTTTACAGAATATGCTTTAAATCCAGCGAAAGACCCTAATAAGGCAAAAGCCTTTGAACTGGCATTGGGATATACAGCTGAAAATGCAGACCATCTGATTGAACAGATTCGTAGCAACCTTCCATTGTACAAGGCAGTAGAAAAAGGTGACCGTGGCTATGGAATGACTTATGAAGTGATTATGGACGTTACCGGTCCGAATGGAAAAACTGCGAAAGTATTAACTGCTTGGATTGATGACCGGAGCAACGGAGAAATGAGACTTACAACTATTCATGTCGATTAGGAGGCGAAAATGTTGATTGAATTGTACGAAAAATACAAACTCAAAGATGGGCGAACCGGAAGAGCCGTAGAACTTCTTGGAGATGGTAGCGCCTGTATATTTGAAGTTGATAAAAAAGGTTTTGATGAAAAAGTGATAACTATTTTAGCGGATGAAATAGAAAAGAAATTATAAATACAGTCAGAAATAGAATTGCAGGTGATCGTATGAAGATGAAAGCAAAAGAAAAGAAAGCCTATAAAGACTTTCAGGATAGAGTATCAATGCCAGGTAAACCGAGAAAGCTTACAGAAGAGGAAATCAAGAAATTAAAAAAAGAAGGACGTATTTAATACCACCAGTCAGAACAGAAATGACCGGTGGTATTTTTATACCCATTTTTAAGAAAGAGAGGATATGAGAGATGAAAAAATTATTTATCAGTCAGCCAATGAAAGGAAAGACAGATGAGGAAATTCTTGCAGAACGTAGGAAAGCGGTCAGAAGCGCAGAAAGACAGTTAGGAGAACCCGTAGAGGTTATTGATTCTTTCTTTCAGTCAGCACCGGCAGGAGCTAAACCCTTATGGTTTCTGGGAAAGTCTCTGGAACTGTTATCCGGAGCAGATATTGCTTATTTTGCAAAGGGATGGAAGGAAGCCAGGGGATGCAAGATTGAAAATACCTGTGCCATTGAATACGGCATTGCAGTGATTGAAGATTACACGGCAGAATAGGAGGACAATAATGAAATTTAAAGAAGCATTTGAAGAAATGAAATCTGGAATTCCAGTAAAACTTCCGTCATGGGCGGGTTATTGGTGGTGGGATGAAGAATCCCAGACAATCCTTATGTACACAAAAGATGGTGGCTGTCTGGATATAAGAGAAACACAGAATGTGGAGTATACGCTTCAGAATATTCTTTCCGATGAGTGGGTTTATGCGGATAGTCGGAACTGCCCGATACTTGGTGGAGAAGCAACATTCTCATTTGGAGAAGCGATTAAGTACCTGAAAAGAGGATTTAAAGTGGCACGTAAAGGCTGGAACGGTAAGAAACAGCATATTCAGCTTGCGACTGGGATTTCTTATAAGACTGCCGATAATGAGATTGTAAATTGTGAGCATGACGCAATCGGAAATAAAGCCATCGCTTTTGTTGGAACATCTGGCGTACAGATGGGATGGCTTGCTTCCCAGGCGGATATGCTCGCAGAAGACTGGATGTTTGTAGAGTAATTGCGCCGGCGCAACTGGGAGGAGGTGAGAATATGAAAATAAAAGTTATCCATGATTTCTACGACAAAGAAAATGATCTGAAGCTTCGGAAGGCTGGAGAGGAATATGAGGTATCAAAAGAAAGAGGAAAATACCTCATATCCTTCAAAGTAGCCAAAGAGATCAAAGACCAGAAAGGCGGTGATCCAGAATCTCCCACTGAGGCGTAGGGTGAAACGCCTTATTTTTATGCCCGAAGGCTTAAAACTACGCGGAGACACCGGGTTAACAACTGTTCATGTGAGACACACGTAAAACTGTATTTGTGCAGACAGCACATAAAAAACTGTAAAGGAGCATGTAAAAATGTATAAGAGATTCAGATGCAAATTATCAATGAACCTGCAGACATTTGCAGAAAGCGGAACTGGTGACGGTGGAAGCGGTTCAGGAGCAGAAGGCGGAACACCACCAACAGGAACACAGCAGACACCACAGTTTGATTATGATAAACTGGCCAGTCTGATCGCGGGAAAGCAGAGCGTAACAGAGGAATCTGTTTTAAAAGGCTATTTTAAACAGCAGGGGCTTTCAAAGGAACAGATGGACCAGGCAATTGCATCATTCAAACAGCAGCAGGCGGCAAATACTCCTGATGTAGCAGGACTGCAGAGTCAGATTACAGAGACTCAGAACCAGTTGACAGCAGCACAGGCAGCAGTGCAGGCCGCAAAGGTTGAAAACGCAGCTACAATGATGGCAGTATCCCTGGGGCTTGATGCAAAGACAATTCCATACGTCTTGAAAATGGCTGATCTTAGTCAGGCATCAGGACAGGATGGGAAGATTAACGAAGAAGCACTGAAAACAGCACTTAATACGGTATTGGAAGCTGTTCCGGCTTTGAAACCACAGGCTGACGGAAAGACCGGTTTTACTCAGGTAGGAACTGGCGGTAATCCGGCACAGCATTCTCAGACAACTACAAACCAAACAGCAGTGCCAACAAAACGTTGGAATCGCTGGAACTAAAAAGAAAGAAGGTATAAACTATGGCATTAAATTATGCAGAACAGTGGAGCCCGGAGCTCCTTGAAATCCTGATGCAGGGAACCCTGACATCTCCATTTGTAACTAGCAATGTTAGATGGCTTGATGCCAAAACATTTCATTTTACTCAGATGAGTACATCCGGATACAAGAACCACAGCAGAAAAGGCGGCTGGAATGTTGGCTCTTACGAACAGAAAGACGTACCATACACACTGACACACGACCGTGATGTTGAATTTATGGTAGATAAAGCAGATGTTGATGAGACAAATGCTACAGCTTCCATTCAGAACATTTCCCGCGTGTTTGAACAGACATGGGTAGTTCCGGAAACAGATGCGCTGTTCTTCTCCAAGGTAGCTCAGGCAGCTCAGAAGACAGAAGACTATCATGGATCCACAGCAACATCTGCATACACAAAGGCAAAAGTATTCGGTATGCTCAAAGATATCCTTGCAAAAGGGAAACTCAGAAGATACAAAGCAAATGGTTCTCTGCTTATGTATGTTCGCAGTGAGATTATGGACGCTCTGGAGCAGTCTACAGAATTCACCAGAAAGATTGAAATGACCCAGATTGCAGAAGGCGGTCTTGGCATTGAGACCAGAGTAACTGAAATTGATGGCGTGCCGATCATGGAAGTTATTGACGATGAGCGTTTCTATGATGCATTCAACTGGGAGCCGGAAGGCGGCGGATTTGAGCCACTCAAAAAAGCATCCGGAGTGACAGGAGCACACAAGATCAATGTGCTGGTTGCCTGTGGTCAGACCTGCAAAACCGTACCAAAGATTAACAGTATTTATTACTTTGAGCCAGGCGGACACACCAAGGGAGACGGATACCTGTATCAGAACAGATCATTTTCTGATGTATTTGTGTTCCCGAATGGACGTGATGGCAATATCGACAGTATTTATGTTGACGTAGACACAACAGAGGTTGGTGCCTGATCGGAGGGCGTCATATGAGATATAAATCATATGCAACAGAAAGCTATTACCTGGATACCTATGAAGGAATTCTGATACCTGAAGATGAAATAGAAAAAGCATTAAAGCAGGCAAGCAGACATGTAGATTCCCTGACCTACAACAGGATTGTAGGCCGGGGATTTTTAAATCTTACAGAATTTCAACAGGAAATTATCCGGGAAGTTATATGCAGACAGGCAGAATTTGAGTACGAGAATGCAGACGAAATAAGTAGCGTCCTGTCCTCTTACAGCATTAACGGCGTATCTGCCCAGTTTGGCAGTTCATGGAATGTATTTACAGGAAAAGGCATTGCAATGAAGAGAGATGACTATACACTTCTCTGTCAAACCGGCCTTTGTTGCCAATTAGCGAGGTAATCATATGAAATATCCATGTCTGGTACCCAGACGGTTATGTAAAACAGATATCAGCCTGTCGTTTGACAGAGAAGGTTTAAATGAGTACGGAGAACCGCTGGAACCTATACAGTATTCAGGAAAATGTAATTATCAGGATAAAGCCCGGACAGTGTTGACTGCTGAAAAGAAACTGATCAAGATCACAGGAACAGCCTTGTTTTGCGGGGACATATGCCCGGAACTTCCAGTCATATCCGGCGGTGAGGCTGTCATATTTGGTGTAAAAAGACGGATCGAACAGGGAACAAAGGCACGAAATTCTGACGGTTCAGTAAATTATACAGAGGTTCAGCTAATATGATCCGGGTAAATTCAACAGTGAGATTGAATCTTCCCAAAATCCGAGAACTCTCAGAGATGCAGGTGAAAGCTCTGGAACAGACGGCAGAAGCGCTTCACACAGAAGTGGTACAGGCTCAGGTTTTCCCGAGAGATACCGGAAACCTGCAGAATGAAAGCACGTTCGTGGATACTTCCAAAAGCAAACAGGGGAAAGTATCTATAGTATCATCAACTCCATATGCCAGAAGGCTGTATTTTCATCCGGAATATCATTTCCATACAGACGAAAACCCGAACGCAAAAGGAAAATGGTATGAAGACTGGCTTCCGGGAGGAAGAGAGGCAGATTACTGTACAAATGCATTTAAACGAATCTACAGGAGGCTGACAGGAATATGACATTAGCAGACGTGAGAGACTATATAGCTTCCCTTGAATTGGCTGCACACGTATACATGGGGAAACTTCCGGATAAGGAAGATAAATCTATTGGAGTATACAACAGCAAGCATCAGTATCCACAGCACATAGCACTTGGAGGCCCCGCTCAGGAGGGATACGGGCAGAAATATATAACTCTGCTGATACATTGGAATAAATCTCCAAGGGATACCGAAAAAACAGCTACAGAGCTGTTTGAAGTGCTCAGACGGGCAAGGGATATAACGATTAATGATGAAACCATTAAATTTATACAGCCACTTTATGAAATCCAGGATGTTGGAACGAACGATTCCGGAATTTGTGAAATGGTAATAGAGGCGGCTGTTATCTATGCGAAGAAAGGAAAACAGAATGAAACGTAAAGCTTTACAGATGAATTTACAGAAATTCGCAGGAAAAACAAACGTATTTCCGGTTCTTGATAACAAGTTCAAAGTTGGAAAGACAAAGGAATCAGCGACAACCATTGCAGATATGGAGACATTTTCCGTAGAGTTTTCTAATGGTGTGGAAACCTGGACACCTATGGACCAGGAAGGCTGGCAGAGAGCCCTGATGACTGCAAAGGCGGTTACCATCACTCTCAGTGGAAAGAGAAACATTGGAGACACAGGAAACGACTACATTGCAGGAAAACAGTTCAGTAACGGACATGATGCAGAAGGATATTTTGAATGGGAGTTCCCGGATGGAACAACCGTATCCTGGGATGCCGCTGTATTTGATGTTAAGAACTGTGGTGGTGGAGATTCCACAAATGTAGCTGCATTAGAGTTTGATGCAATCAGCAATGGCAAGCCTACTGTAACACCCGCTGTATAAGGAGAAGAATAATGGCGAAAAAAGTAAATATTACAGAAAAACTGGAACTGGATGGCAATCCATCCCTGATTATTGGCAAAGAGGAGTTAGAAGTAAACGCAGATGCAGCAACCATGTTAAAGATCATGGGAAAATATTCAGAATTTACCTCGGAAAATGCTACAGCAAAAGACATTCTGGATTTATACAATTTAATGCTCCCGGAGGAAAGTCGGGAAAAGATTGAAAAAATGAAGATCAGCTTTAATGATCTGACAACAATTGTCATGGAAGCCCAGAAACTTATTGTAGGAGAGGAAGAAACTGCGGGGGAAGCTCTGACCCATACTATGACCTGATTGAAGATTATGACCTGATCGTATCTTCCTTCCAGTCACAGTATGGGCTGAGACTGTCGAGAGAAATACACAAAATGTCATGGACAGAGTTTAAACAGATGCTCGTGGGAATTGACAATAAAACAGCGCTTGGAAGGATTATCGCAATACGTGCAGAGGATGATAAAGAAGTTCTGAAGACTTTTACAAAGGAACAGCATCGGATCAGAAATGAATGGAAAGAAAAACATGCAAAGGTAGTGGCTGAATCCATATCAAAACAGGAAATGGATACCGCTATGGATGGATTTAAAAATGCCTT